ATGATCCGTGACACCTATGCCTTCAGTGGTGAGACCGGAATGACTGGTCCCGTCACTGTACCGACGTTAACCCTCGTCGCTGAGACGAAAGTTAGACGTCCGGCTAACCCATTTGGTTTCGGGATTACCTGGGGCGGTTTGTCACCGTTCCAGCTCTCGATTGCCGCGGCCCTTGGTTTATCACGCAAGGGTCGTAAGTAGACTCGTAGTACAGCGTCAAAACGCCATTGGGAGTCTAACCGGGCTCCTAGGAGGTATGCCTATGTCGTTCACCGATCCGCTTTCCGTCACGATTAGCGGCTCTACCATCGCTCTCCCGCGCATTAGCACGGGGGATGACGAGGCTGAGTACGCTTCGAATGACGGTAACACGCACGTGCTTGCGAGCCATACCTATGGCAAGCGAGTGCGGCGCATGGTGCGAATCGACTCGTCTAAGATCGCAGCGGACGTGTTTAAGCCCGCTGAGAACGTGAAGGTCTCCATGTCCCATTACTGGGTTTGGGACCTTCCGCCTGCCGGCTTTACGCCGGCCGATGCGCTCGCTACCTACGTTGGCTTCCAAGCCATGTTGGGTGCGAGCTCCAACGCGCTTCTCACGAAGTTGCTCGGCGGGGAGTCGTAAGACTCTCTCCGATCAATGTCTCCGAAAGAGGCGACCAAGGGAAGCCGCATCAGTGATGATGCTCCCTTCCGTCGCCCCCGGCGTCTTTCGAAAGAAAGACGTGAGGTCGGTGGAAGAAGGAGGGAAGACAACTTACCGAGAGCGGATATCACCAAAAAGGTGATCGCCGTAATCGTGTTTTGTGTCAACCTGGCTTTTCTGGTAGTTGACGAAGCATATACCTTATGTTCTAGGTATGTGTTTTAGTCAGTGAACGATCCTTTCTAATCCCAAAGGAGGAAACGATCGACCGTATCTATACGGATCTTGATGAGGTCCCGTGCTTTGATCGGCACATGGACTTCGATCAGGTACCCGATAACCTGAACCCGTTGCAAGTACTACAGTGGTGGCGGTCATTGACCGCACGCGCTGGGGTACGAACAACGATTCAGGTAGACGCGGCCTTCGTCGAATCCTACTTCTATCACTAGAAGGGGATTAGGCAGGGTCGGCCTACCTATCAGAGTAATCTGGTAGGCCGGGCACAGATGTAGGCTAAGGATCAGATACCCCTATTAAAGGAGGATCTGTGAAAAGCCTAATGTACCTCTGGTCCTGTATCGCTAATGAAATGGCGATACGATGTTGCACTAGCGCCACTCGCGACATAAAAACTGTCGCGGGTCGGATTGAACACGAGGGGTTATCGTTTCTAGCGATAACCCTGGCGGACTATGGAAAAGCCATCCAAAAATGGCTTGACCATGGTTTCGTCGACCCTTCGGACGCTCCCGCTTTCAAGCGGGGACGTCTTACTGGTCTCCCGACATTTCTGTCAGGTTTCCTTGGTCGTGTGTTCGATCCTGGTAGCGGTGTGCTATTGAATGAGCCTGACATCGAGGCAATCTTCGCTTTACGTCAGTTAACACTGATGTTTTCGAAGATCGCCCTCCCGAAGCAACCCGAAAGGGCGGCTAATCCGAGCATCCACCATATGGTGGTTAGCAAGGATCGCGAGAGGCGAGCGATGTCGGACTTTATTCAATGTGAGCAGGACGTTAGGGCCGCTGACGCTCGCTTGGATCCGGATTATATCCGAGATTTTAAGCGAATGTCCGCGATGCTCTTCGGGGATGTTTTCTCGAAGGTAGATAGAGATATCTACTGGGGACGTACTGTCCCCAAGCATGGTCCGGGCACTGTCGCCGATCGTCTTAGCAGCAATGCTAAGTGGGATCAGCGAACCTGGACCGCGCGTTTGGGAAGGGTTTATGATCCTTCCTCCTTCCTCATGCCGAATCTTCGTTATGTTGATTCGGTCGAGGAACTTAACGTCCTCGAACCCGGTTCAGAGATACCTGTTAAGGTTATCACTGTTCCTAAAACGCTCAAAACACCTCGAGTTATCGCAATTGAGCCGGCTGTTATGCAATATATGCAGCAGTCGATCAAGCGCGACCTCGTTAGCGCTATTGAAGAGGATGGTTTCCTCTCTCGCGCTGTCGGATTCGTGGACCAGGACCCTAATCGGGTCATGGCCTGCGCCGGTTCACACAGTGGTGAACTGGCCACACTCGATTTGAGTGAGGCTTCCGATCGTGTTTCGAATCAGCATGTACTAGCCATGTTGGAAGATTGGCCTCATTTGTCTGAGGCCGTTCAAGCCACTAGGTCTAGAAAGGCTGATGTACCTGGTCATGGCGTTATTCGCCTGGCCAAGTTCGCGTCAATGGGTTCGGCTCTCTGCTTCCCGATTGAGGCTATCGTCTTCTTGACGGTCGTCTGTCTCGGGATAGAAAGAGAGTCTAGCACATTGCTTAGTCGTGAAGAGTTGATCAAACTCTATCACGACCGGGTGCGTGTCTTTGGGGACGATCTCATTGTCCCCAGAGAACATGTGCTGTCCGTCGTCGATGAACTGCAAACTTTTGGGTTTGTGGTTAACATCGGCAAGTCTTACTGGACCGGAAGGTTCCGTGAGTCTTGCGGACGGGAGTACTACGATGGCCAAGACGTTAGTATAGTCAAGGTCAGAGAGGTACTTCCGACACGACGGCAGGATGCGGACGGAGTAATGTCTGCTGTAGCCCTCCGAAACCAGCTCTATTGGGCTGGTCTTTGGAAGGGAGCAGCATGGATGGATACGTATTTGGTGAAGTTGTTAAAACACTTCCCAAACGTTGCACCATCCTCTCCGTTGCAAGGCCGGGAGTCGGTGCTGGGTTATCAATTCCAGCGCCTGCACCCTAATTACCACAGCCCCTTAACCAAGGGCTACTACGTGGTAGCTAAGGCCCCGAGAGATCATCTCGAGGGGCCCGGTGCCTTGCTCAAGTGTCTCGTCCGAACGGCTGACCGAGGAAAATTCTTCGGTCTAACGCAGGCAAAGCCAGCGGTACCGCTAGGAGTCGACGTCCAAAGCGTTGACGAAGAGCACTTGGAGCGTTCTGGACGCCCCGAGCGCGTCAGCATCAAGCTCGGGTGGCGATCCCCTTTCTAGGGGGTCGGGGGTTGTAATACCCCTGCGGGAGATCACAAAGTGTAATCTCCGTCGCCTGGGACCAGATTATTAGCTGGTCACAAGCAGGCGGCAAAACGTCCCTTGCTCGGCC